CAGGCAGTTAATTTTGATAATTGCCAACTTACACTAGTTCTCGGTCATAACTTAGATATGGGTGGAGACGGTAGCAGAAACGGTACAGGTAAAACTACTATTATCAATGCACTCAGTTATGCATTGTATGGTGAAGCACTAACAAACATTAGACGTGATAACCTTATTAATAAAACAAACGGTAAGGGCATGATGACTACTGTTGACTTTGAGATTGAGGGTCGAGAGTATCGTATCGAACGAGGGCGTAAACCTAATGTGTTAAGGTTGTTAGTAAATGGAGAAGATGCATTTAGCGAAGAGCAACAAGGAGACAGCAGAGAAACACAAAAAGAAATCGAAAAGATTATTGGCTTCCCTCACAACATGTTTAAGCATTTGATTGCTCTTAACACTTACACAGAGCCATTCCTTTCAATGAAAAACAATGATCAACGTGATATGATTGAGCAGTTGTTAGGTATTACTGAATTGTCAGAAAAAGCAGAAATTCTCAAAGAACTTATGAAAGGTACTAGAGATAGCATCAAAGAAGAAGAGTTTAGAATTAATGCTGTTGAAGAAAGCAATAAACGTATTGATAAAAACATTAAAGAAATTGAAAGCAGAAGTAGAGCATGGGACAAACAACGCAATGATAAATTACAAGAAATTGCAGAATTAATTACATCGTTACAAGAAATTAATATACAATCAGAGATTAACAAGCATAAACACAACACATTTGTTGCAGAGCAATCTACAAAATTTACAACCTTAAACAACGAGCGTGAAGTTAACGATAGAAGTATTGTAAGAAGTAGCGAAAAACTATCTACACTAAAAGATAACTTACAAAAAGCAATAGAAGGTGTGTGCCCTGCTTGTGAACAAAGTACAGCACATTTAGATACGCACGAAGCATACACACAAGAGTTGCGTGAGAAAATTACAGAAGAGGAAGAATACTTTGCCGGTTTGAAAAAAAGAGATAAAGAAATACAAGACGAGCAAGATGCATTAGGAGTAATAGGGGAAACAGTAGAAACTTTTTATCCTAAGGTAGAAGATGCGTTAGAGCACAGGCATAACTTAGAAACATTGAAGTCGCAACTAGAAGATAAAGCAGATGAAATTAACCCTTATGTGGATCAAATCGAAGGTTTAAAAGAAACAGGTTTACAAGAAATCAGTTTCGAAACAATGAATGAACTAACTTACTTAAAAGATCATCAAGAGTTTTTATACAAATTGCTTACCAGTAAAGACAGTTTTATCCGTAAAAAGATTATAGATCAGAACATAGCATACCTAAATCACCGGTTAGCACACTATTTAGACAAGTTAGGATTACCACATGATGTGAAATTTGCGAGCGATTTAGGCGTCGAAATTACAGAGTACGGGCGTGACTTAGACTTTGATAACCTCAGTAGAGGTGAACGAAATAGGCTCATTTTAGGGCTATCTTGGGCGTTTAGAGACATGTATGAGAGCTTAAATAGGCCTATGAATTTAATGTGTATAGACGAACTTATAGACAGTGGCATGGACTCAATGGGTGTAGAAAATGCACTTGCGGTGCTTAAAAAGATGCATAGAGAGCAAAGCAAAAACATATTACTCATTTCTCACAAAGAAGAATTGATTGGGCGTGTAAATAATGTGTTGACAGTAGTTAAAGAAGGTGGCTTTACAAACTACAATACAGACACAGAATATTTAGATGCCTAGCGATTGGATACATAAAGATAATACAGTAAACGAATTACCAAAAGGATGTGAAGCATTCGTATATCTAATCACGAACAAAAAGAACGGCATGAAATATGTCGGTAAAAAACTAGCAAAATTCAAAACAACTAAACCACCACTAAAAGGCAAAAAGAACAAAAGGCGAGGCACTAAAGAAAGTGACTGGCGAGAGTATTGGGGCAGTTCAGATCATTTAAAAGATGATGTAGCAAAGTATGGAGAAGACAATTTTATTCGTGAAATACTATACTTTTGCCCTAGTAGAGGAGTTGCCAGTTACTTAGAAGCAAAAGAACAATTTGACAGACAAGTACTGCTTTCAGACGATTATTACAACGGAATTATCAATGTGAGAGTAGGCGGCTCAAAAATCTTAAAAGAAAGTTTGGCTAACATATAACTAATTACTGATTAAGGCACATCTGGCACACCCGGCTAACATAGGCACACACATAGGTCCATACACCACCCCATCGAGGCATATAATATCGATTTCCTTGAGGCTCCATTTGCTTGGCGTCAGATCTGGAATGTATGGCGGTACATGAGATACAAACACACGACAACAGTATTGAACGATTCAGGCTCTGAGAAAAAGCAACCTGAGAAATTGTGTAACTGAACTCTACAAGGTTATACAATTTTCCGTGGGACACCAGTGACGGTAGTGTATGAGGAGATAAGGCCCACCACTTCTTAACAGCACCCGAGTTAGAGATGGCGATAGTCATCATGATGACAACCATATTTTTTTCACCCGGCAACGGGTGAATTATGGCTCAAGTTTCATGATAACTTCTTAAATAAAAAAATATCTTGTAAGTGATCGAGTGAAGTGAAACGAAACGATAGAACGCAACAAGATAAGACACGAAGTGTCTGTTAAATGTAATTAATTGTAACAGATTAAACTAATTCATTAAAATAAACGTTTTGTAGAAGTAAATATATTACTAGGAGATATAAAAATGAAACGTTTACTAATATTAAGTATATTCCTTACCGGGTGTACTTCGCTAGACCCAAATGTTATTCTACCTGAATTCGATTGGATGCCTACTGATTTAATGTGGGAAAGAAATATTAGGAATTGCAGAAGTCAACCACAATGCAATGCGGCTGATTTATTTGATAGGACTTAGAGATATTCTGTTGGCTTTTTGCCAGACTTGATTTGATTGTATTGATTTAGGACTTGCACAAAGTTTTGTCTATCAGCAAATGTCATTTGCCAAACTTCAGAAAAAGACACAGAGCCCTCACTGTAGACTACCAACTCGATAATCGTTTTGTTGAGGGCATCTTGTTCTGATTTGAGCTTGCCTAGGTAACCGGAAATTTCTTCAGGCTCTGCCCGTGCTAGGAAGCCGTGAAAAAATTTACAGGATCAAAGTTTACTTTGCTAACGAATTTAAACGTTTCACCGTTTTCTTTACATTCTTCGGCCTCGCATTCTAACTGCATTTGTGTGTTGATGCCTGATTCGTTAATTTTTTGAATTGTTTCTTCTACTGCTTTTCCTACACTACTGTCTGCATTATCTAAAAATTCTGCAATTTGATTTCTGTCTGTTACGTCAATATCTTGATCAACAATCTTAATGCTGTGGATACTGTCTGCAATCAGTTCAAAGTTAAGTGCTGAAATTTCTTTAAAGTTTTCATTAAACAGTTTTAATCTTTCCATTTCATCTGGAATATCTGCTAATGCTTGTAAACTTCTGGTACTTTGGAAATTGGTTATACCTGCTTTAATTGTGCTTGCGTATGTGAAAGGTTTTACTTTAATTACTAAATCGTCTCCATGTTTCACACTGTAAAGATCGTCTAGAATACCCATTGTGGTAAGTGCATCGTTTACACTTGCTGTTCCTGTGCATGGTTGTTCGCATTTAGGACACGGCGCAGACACATCAATGTCATCACCATATGTTGCACCTTGTATAGCAATTAGCAGTACATCGATATCGCTACTTAACATTTTTCTTGCATTTTTTACGTTAGGTACACAACTTTGGATAACTTGTGCTACTGCTTCACCGTTTAACAGTGCATCCGGATTCTTCATGATCATTTCATCTTTTGCTGTCATTGCAAAAATTGGTAGTTCACCTGAATCAGGAACTTCACAAACATCAGGTGTATAATATTTTCCTGCACTAGGGATTCCTGTATATAATTTTGGTGCTCTAAAATAAGCACTTAATGGATTCTGTGTGTTATTAGCCATTATTAAAACTCCAGTTAATTAAGCAGATAAATAGTTATATCACATAATTCTGCATAAACTATTTATCAGAGTTAAAAGATGCTTTAATGGATTTTCGAGTATATGGCTGAAATTTTAATCAATATGCCTGATGGCACCCAAACAACAGGAACAGTTTCTGACCTTGCTCTCGAAAAGACGCAGAAGGATATGCTTGAAATCCTTAAAAAGAATTTTCCTAAGGATGTGTTTAAGGATATGGAAAAAAGCATGTCTGACGCACTTGACATTGCTAAAGACGAAGCAAAGAACAGCAAAAAATCACAAGAAGAGGCTGATAAAGACAGAGAAAAACAATTAGCCGCACTTAAAAAACTAGCCGAATCAGGCGGTGAATTTACATTAGACCAAGATGCAGTAGACCGTTATAATAAAGCCATGGCACGTGGTGAAAAAATAATGACCACAGCATACAGTGCTATTGTAGGATTTACAGGTGCTGTAGTTGCCGCGGCTGGTGTAGCACTAGGTGCGTTTATCAAAGGCTTCTTAGATGTTGGTAACGAACTTAATCAACTTACAGGAGTAGGTGTAGGCTTTGTTGAAATGGGCGACGAGTCCATGAGAGCAACACAAGCATTGGCTAAACTGTCATCTAAAGGTATAGATGCAGTAGCAATGATGACAAACTTTAGTAATGTTGTTGCTACAACAAGCAAAGGCGCATTCACAGAAATGACATCAGCATTTATGGATGCTACCAATGCAGGTGTTGATTTTGGTATGAGTTTGGAAGATTCTGTTAACCGTTATGGTAACGAATTAAGCATGAGACAGAAACTGGGTGCAATAGATGTTGCAACAGCGGCAGGTAGAGCGGCCGCAAACAAACAAATTCAAACCAGTATCACTCGTCAACAACAATACAGTAGAGCATTAGGTGTAAGCACAGAAGAACTTGCAGAGTTTAGTAAAGCAATATTACAAAACACTCCAGTACTAGCGGCTACATTAATACGTTTTAGTAATGACGTTAGAGGTAAAGTCACAGCAGGTATCACAGACTTTGCTAGTGCTATGCGTGGTATGGGTGGCGAAGAAGGCGGTAATATTGCGGCGGCATTCACAGAAGCGGCATCGATGGGTGCTATGGGCTTCAGTGAAGAAATGACAGGCTATGTGAGAGCAGTACCTAGTTTAGCAGGACCAATGAATGAATATATCACTGCTATTCAAAATGGTACATTAAGTCAAGAACAAGCGGCTGAAATGGGTAACCAAATCACTATGAGCTTAGGAAACCTCAGTGCCGCAGAAAAGAACAGAGTGTTTGCACTAGCAAGGGCAGGTGATGCTCAAGCAGTATCAATGGCAAAAGCCATTACACAATTCGAACAAAGTGAAAGACGTCTTGCAGACATAAACAGTAACCTCACAATGGAAGGTGTACAAACTGGTACTAATACTTTTAACAAAATATTAAAAGAAGTTACTGGTATGTTTGATGCATTCAAGTATTCTTTCTTTGCAGGTGTTGGGAGTACAGATAGATTTACTGATGCATTAAACGATGCAAAACAAATTATTTTTGATGCATTAGGTAAAGCATTCAAAGACTTAGGCGGTATGGGCGATGTGTTTGGTGACTTATCCGGAGGTGCAGAATCGTTTGGAGAAAAAGTTGCAGAGCACTTGCCTAAATTGATTACAGGTGTAGCAGAATTTGTAGCAGGTATGATTGCGTTTGTACCTAAGTTAGTAAACGGGTTTAAATCATTTTTCTCAGTATTAAGTACTATAGGTACTATAATCAAACTAGCAGTAGCACCAATAACTATAGCATTTGACTTTTTATCAGGTGTTATTGAAGGTGTAATGATTCCTTTAAGATTAGTAGGCAGTATTTTTAGTGCAATAGGTGCAGGAATCGGTTATCTTTGGGACGGCCTATCTTCCGGAATAGAGTATCTTGCTGAAAAGTTCGAAGGCTTTGGTGTTGTAATAGATATTATCAAATACCCATTTGTTAAACTCGGTGAGTTATTAGGGTGGTTTGCAGGACTATTTGAAAGTGAAGGCGGCAGTTTAGCAGGTACATTAGGAAAGTTAACCGGCATAGTTGGTATAGTATTATTGGCTATGAAAGCATTCGGTAGCGGTATACCAGGTATGATTGCAGGTTTAGGAAAGAGTTTACTAGGCGGTTTAGGCAACGTATTGAAATCAGTTGGTGGAGTATTAGGCAAAGGTTTAAGCAAAATCACAGGAGGACTTAGCGACAAGGTTGGAGGATTCTTAAAAAGCAAATTACCAGGTGCAAGTAATAGTGCAAGCCCTGCAGGCGACATGGGTGCAAAGGCTATGGAAAAAGCAGGCAAAGCATCTCAACGTTTTACCAAAACACTTGCCGATGGCATGCGAGATATCAGTAAAGGCATAGCAGACTTATTTACAAATCTTGCAAAAGGTGTATCCAATGCATTAACAACATTATCAAAAGGATTAGGCAATGTGGTTAGCAATCTTGCAAGCGGCATATCCAAAGCCATAACAACATTAAGTAAAGGTATAGCGGAAGCCGGTAAAGGTGTCGGTAAAGGTATAGGCGCATTACTACAAGGCACATTAACAGGATTAGGCAAAGGACTACAAGCATTAGGTAACCCTAAAGCATTGATAGGTTCCGCGGCACTGCTAGTTATATCAGGCGCAATGTTTGTTGCGGCAAAAGCATTCGAAGTATTTGGCAATTTAAATTGGGAAGATGTAGCAAAAGGTTTTGTTGCACTCACCGGATTAGGCGTACTTGCATCTGTGCTAGGATTAGCACTGCCATTTATTATTCCAGGTGCAATAGCAATAGGCGCATTAGGTGTAGCACTTATTCCGTTTGCCATTGCGGCTAACATAGCGGCACCAGCAATACAAACACTGTTCGAAGGTTTAGCATCAATTAAAGATGTTCCTATTTCAAGCATGTTAGCATTAGGCCCTGCGTTAATAGGCATGGCAGTAGGCATGGCCGCATTAAGTGCAGGCGGTTTAATAAGTGGATTATTAGACGGCTTAGGCAAATTGTTTGGTGCAGAGTCACCGTTTGATAAAATTGCAAAAATAGGTAATGCGGCTCCGCATATTGTGGCGATGGCTGATACCATGGGCAACATGGACGACACAATTAAAACATTCAACGAATCAGCAAAAGCCATAGACAGTGATTCCATAAGAAGTCACTTCACAGTAATGGCAGAAGGTGTTGATAGATTAAACGAATCTATGGATAACCTTAGCATGGTTGACCTTTTAAAATTAGCCGCAATGAAAGCAGTGACTCCTCAAGCAGAAGAAGAGGACACTGCTAAGCCAACCAAAGTTTCAGAAGCAGATCAAGAAAGAGCAGAAGCACTACAACGAATAGGTGCTGATCCTAACGACGTTCAAATGCAACTGCCTAACAATGCAGTAGCCAATATGGGACAAGCGGCCAAGCAAAATCCACTGGAAAATGTAAATTACTCCGGTTCATTCAGTGAAATGAAGTTTGCACAAAATGATTCTGAAAATTATAACAAATTCAGAGATCGCAGGAAAGAATTAAAAGAAGAAATAGATGCAGAGTACAGTGCTGAAGGCAGTACAATGACTCGAGGTCAACGAGCAATGCGAATGCAAGAAGCAGAAACACAAGCTCGTGAAGAATTTGCTCCGCAAGCAGTAGCGGCAGGCGCGGCACAATACACTAACACAGACACCGGTGAAAGAATACAATTTGCACAGCCTGCAGGCCCTCAAGGCACAGCGGTAAACAAACCTGAAGAAGTTGCAACTCCTGAACAACAAACAACCGAAAAGAAATCAGCAGATAATAAGATAGAAACTGACACACAAGCAGAATTATTAGCAGAATTGCTTGCTGAAACTAGATCACAAAATAGACTGCTTAAACAGCAAATAAGTACGTCTAAGAATATAGCAGATCAAATTTAATATAAACCACTTGACATGATACGATAAATAGTGTATTATATATAGACACTAGGAATATTATGAGCTGGAGAAAACATTTTACACCATTTGACAATTCGGGTTTACCGTTAAACGTACAATCGCCGAATGAAGCAGGTGGCCCAGGTGCATCGAGCAGTAGATATGCAAGTTGGTTACCTGAAGTATATGCGGGTTCGCCTAACAGGCTTATGCGTTACATACAGTACGATCAAATGGATAGCGATTTAGAAGTAAATGCGGCTTTAGATACTATTGCAGAATTTGGTACTCAAGAAGACGAATTTACAGGTCTTCCTTTTGAGTTTGAGTTTGATAGTACACCTAGTGATACAGAAAATAAAATCTTAGTTCAAACACTTAAAAACTGGTGCAGACTTAATAAAATGCATAAACGTGCATTTAGAATGTTTCGTAGCACATGCAAATACGGTGATCAATTCTTTATTAGAGATCCAGAAACATATGAATTGTTTTGGATTGATCCAGCAAACATCGAAAAAGTAATTGTTAACGAAAGTGAAGGTAAGAAGATTGAAACTTACTTTATTAAAAACTTAGAGCCTAATTTTGCAGAACAAGTTGCAACAGATGTTGCGCCACTACATGCAAGACCATATGGTGCTGGACAAGGACTTACAGGTGTAATGAGTCCGGTAGCAACTACTACTGGCAATTATTTAACAGGCGCTATTGACGGTGTAGATCAAGGCGTTCCTGTAGATGCAAAACATGTTGTACATGTTAGTTTAACAGAAGGCATGGATCATGCATGGCCTTTTGGTGTTAGCATACTTGAGCCTATCTTTAAAGTGTTCAAGCAAAAAGAATTATTAGAAGATTCAATTATCATTTACAGAGTGCATAGAGCACCTGAAAGACGTGTGTTTTTTATTGATGTTGGTAATATGCCACCACACAAAGCACGTCAATACTTAGAACAAGTCAAATATGAAGTACAGCAAAAACGTGTACCTAATAAAAAAGGTGACGGCAGTAATGTTGTAGATGCCGCATATAATCCGATGAGTATGCTGGAGGATTACTTCTTTGCACAAACGGCAGACGGTAGAGGTAGTAAAGTAGACACATTACCAGGCGGTGAAAACTTAGGACAAATAGACGATTTAAGATACTTTAATAACAAACTGTTACGTGGTTTAAGAATACCAGCAAGTTATTTGCCAACAGGGCCAGATGATGGTTCTGCACAATACAATGACGGTAAAGTTGGTATTGCTTATATTCAGGAATATAGATTTGCTAGATATGTGGAAAGACTACAGAAGCAAGTACAAGAAGATTTAGATCATGAATTTAAAATGTACTTGAAGAAAAAAGGCATTGATGTAGACAGCAGTATGTTTAAATTGCAATTTAAGAAGCCTATGAACTTTAGTTCTTATAGAGATCTAAGTCTAGACAATGAAAGAGCAACACTGTTTAATGCATTAGGACAAATACCTTATCTAAGTAATCAATTTAAACTTAAGAAATATTTAGGTCTTACAGAAGACGAAATTAAAGAAAACGAACACTTATGGCGTGAAGAAAACGACTTTACTAAGTTTCAAGATACTGGCGAGAATCAATTAGATTTAAGAAATATTGGTATTAGACCTAATCCAGACAGTGCAGTAAATCCAGATGCTGACGCAGATTTAGATGATTTAGGTACACCTGAACAAGGCGCAGAAGACATAAATACTACTGTACCAGGTCCAGATGCAGGTGGTATACCAGGACCAGAAGGCGGAATATAATGAGATTAGTAGAGTTTTACAATCCAGAGTTTGACGAATTTGTTGAAAGGCAAGAGGATGACACACGAAAAGCAAAACTCACACTAGAACAGATAAATAAACTGCGTAAGTACAGAGAACTGCAAAAAGCAGAAGACATAGAACACAAAAAATTTGTTAAGGTCATGTATAATACTGCTGGCCAAGAACAAGCCACATTGTAAACACTTTTTTACACATTCGGCGTAACTTGCCGCCGTTTGACTCAAAACCACACCATTTTTACCCAAAAACACATCTTTTATATAAGTATTAGTAGGCAGTTATAAATATTGACTTTATATCTGCATTAGATTCTTAATTTTAAGGAGGCCACAATGTCAGAATCAAGAAGTAAATTGGAAGAAATTCTTGAGCTTCTCCTTTCTGAAGAAAATGAAAAAGCAGAAGAAATGTTACACGAATATGTTGTTGCTAAGGCAAGAGCAGAATACGAAAACATTTTAGATGAAGATTCATCCGAAGAAGTAGAAGTTGAAGAAGCAACAGAACAAGAAGACGAGGCTGTAGAAGAATCTGAGGAATCAGAAGAAGATGCAGTTGAAGAATCAGAAGAGTCAGAAGAAGAAGCAGTCGAAGAAGATGCAGTTGATGAAGTAATTGATCAAAGCAACGATTTCGAAGATGACATTCTTGCTGATGAAGAAGAGATCGAAGCAGACGAAGTAGGCGAAGAGGAAGGCGACGAAGATCTAGAAGATAAAGTCGACGAACTTGAAGACGAATTAGACGATCTTAAAGCAGAATTCGAAAAACTATTAGCAGATGACGAAGGTTCAGATGAAGAAGAAGCAGAAATGGACGCCGATGCAGAAGAAATGGGCGACATGGACATGGAAGACGAACTTGATCTTGAGTCTGTAGAGTACGACTTAGACGAAGATGCTGTTGAAGACGAAGTTGTTGAAGAAGCAACTAAGTTACAAGATGCAGTAGCAGAACCTAAAGGCGGCGAAGCAGATAGTAATGAATCACCAATGTCAAAAGCACCAGCAAAGACTAAAGTTGAAGGTGCAGGCGAACCAGTTAAAGCAAAAGACGGTTCAGACGGTGACTCAGGTGCTAATAGCCCAAAAGATCACACACCATCTGACAACATTAAAGTTGAACCTAAAAAGGCGTAAGTCTTTTTACTGATTGGAGTAAACAAATATGATGGCTAGAAAACTATATGAATACATGAGCCCGGAGCAATCCAAGGTAGAAATCATGGAATCTTCAGACGGTAAAGACCTTTTTATGGCTGGACTGTTCATACAAGGTGATGTAAAAAACCAAAACGGTAGAGTATATCCCAAAGATGAAATTAAAAAAGCAGTAGAAAGTGTTAAATCTAGACTATCACAAGGTGAGACTGTAATGGGTGAGTTAGATCATCCAGAAGAATTACAGATCAACCTAGACAGAGTTAGTCATATCATTACAGAAATGCATTGCAATGACAGTGACGGTCTAGGTAAATTAAAGATTATAGATACACCTATGGGTAATATTGCGAGAGCATTACTTAAGGCAGGAGCA